CATGTCATATAAGAAACGTACAGCAGGTTTAGACACAGCCCGAATACATCCTGGTCTTATCAATGCTACTAATGCAGCCAACTCTTCTATGTTTTCTGGTTCAACTTTGTGAGCCCATGTTTTACCTAGGTGTCCTTCGAGTTGGAAGACGCCCTTGGTCCGGCCTTCGGCAAGCAACGCCCACGTACGAGGGCAATCATGTGGAATGTTGTATATATCCACATCAATCCCCGTAGGGAGTTGTTTGTCGTAAAGGTCGGCATGGATTTCTTCATCACTATTGATGATAGGAAACTCACAGCCACAATTGAAAACTATTTTGCCCATTATAGTGGCTCCTCAGTCTCTCCAACATAAACATTGGCGCATAGTTCGTGGTCAATCATCTCCCAGGTTACATCTACAATAGGGTGGCTCGTGCCATGTAAGCGAAAATACTCACCTACGCGCGGTACCACTGAACCATGAAAGACTCTAAGGAATTGAGTTGGGTCGCCATTGCTAAACATTAAGTATATGCGTATGCGTATTTCGTTATTCATTTTATGGCTCCTCTACATACACATCCACATACTCAACCTTGTGGTTTGATTCGTCTATGCACCACCGAACCTGTCTTACTAAGAAAGATTCATATTGCGAGTTGATATGGTCACCTACACGTGGCACGGCTGTGCATACGAATGACGAGAGTCGTTTGTGAATCCCGCCGTCGTTCAGTTGGAATACACGTGTGTGTATTTCTTTATTCATCATTTTGTGGTTCCAGTTCCATTACATACACATTAACCATGTGAACACTAGGTTCTGTGATGACCCATTGTACTTTGACAACTGGCCATGACTCGTGTTCTACAGCTATATATTCACCCACCCTGGGTACGGCAACACACACAAAAGTGTGGAGTCGTTGGTGAACCCTGCCGTCTTTAATTTGGAATACACGTACGGTAGGTAAGATAGCACTTAATAGTTCACTTATCATTTTATTTCACCCAACTTAGAGACCAACTATCGCCTGGCGCACTGTCGATGCCCTGGAACGGCTGATGGTGATATAACGGAAAGTCTTTTTCAAAGTGACCATTAGGACATGCATACTCATCACGCTTGCACTTTTCAAAGTGCTTCCACCAGGTTTCTTGGCGCTTGATGGTTTGTGTATCATCGCTACCCCAGTCAATTTCTGGGGGTGGTGTGCGTTCCAGTAGTGTCAATTTGATTCCACACAGGGGACAACATAGTCCACCCACAGCATCATTGTCGTGTCGGTTTTTATCAACTATTTTATGCATGACGTGAAACATCCTTCCATATTCAAACGACGTTGACCCTCTTCGTTAACACTGGTTAAGTATACGCCAGTCTTCAATAATCGAATAGCAATTTTGGCAGTCCACTCCACATCCCACATAGCATCATGGGCACATTCGGCAATTTCATCGGGTGAAACTCCCATCCATTCTAAGACCGTAACGAGTTTCACGTTCTTTACGTCGGCTAATGTACGTGTCCAAAACCACATGTGTTTCATCACATCAAATGTGAACACGGGATTAACCAATGTGCTGTTGCCCCATTTTTTGTCCCAGTATCCATAGTCCTTGCAATAGCGGTCTAGGATGGGGATGTCGAAGCGGTCACCACCCCAGGTGACAGGAATGGGTGCGCCAAACGAATTCTTGGTCTTGTTGATGTTGAACTTTTGAATCCAAGCGGCGAAGGTGGGGAACATGACACTGGCCTCGGGAGCCTCGGCAAGCTGCTCTCGCGTAAGCCCGTTGACTTGAAGCGCCTCTTCTTCTAGCGCATCAAAATCTTCGGGCTTCATTAAAGAGGTGAAGCTGTCTTTTATCTTGAGCGAATTACGGTCAATAACACAGGCACCAATCTGAAGTATTTCTGCGGTTTCTGTGGATTTGCCGCCTGTCTCGAAGTCGAAGCATAAAAAATGTCTGTTGTCCATGGGTCGGTCCTAATAAAACAAGTTGGGTTAGTTATATATCTTCGCTCCACCCACAGTCAGGACAATGCAACACAATGGTGTTTTGGCCACCATTACAATCAGCATGAAGCTCCTTGTAATATGCATTGTTTTGTCCGCACTGTGGACATTCATGTGAGTCTTGTATTGGTGTAAAATCTGGTCCGAGACCAAACTTAGCAATAAAGGTATCTACTACCTTGTCACCTAGAGTTTTTCGATATTCTTCAAATTCATCAGTCATACGTGAGTTCTCCATATTTCAGCAAGTTGAGAATACCATGTATCTTGTCCAATAACGCAACTCCAAGGATGTCAAATTTGACATGCCCCATACTTTCCAAGTCATTCATTTCCAGTCCACATATCATTTCACCACTACTCTTGTCATATATCATGGGACATATTTGAGCCAGTGGTTCCTGTGCAATTACAAGACCGGCGGCGTGTTTAGACTGGGATTTCTTCGTACCTTCTATGCGTATGGCCTGTTCAAACATCTTGGAAAGTGGACCTTGGATATTGTGGTCGTCATCTAAGAAGGCCCACTGTTTAAGTTCTTCCGTGTTGTGTTCTAGTGCCCACATAATAATAGAGGCTTCTCCATCACCACCGGCTTTTTTGTCAAGCTCTTTCATAGCCTGCAACTGGTCGCTAATTTCTGCCTCATCAGGAATGTGTAGTGTGATACGGTTCATTTCTTCGTATGAACACGCAGCGTGAGCACGTAACACATCCTTCAAAGCACCGCGACCCTGCAAGCGTGTAAACGTAAGCATCTGAGCTACGCGGTCGATGCCATAGCGCTCCCGAATATACTCCATGACCTTGCCGCGTTGTTGAATCTCAAAGTCCATATCAACGTCTGGTAGGCTTATGCGGTCGGCGGTATTACGACCGGCGTTATAAAACCTTTCAAACAACAGGTCATATTCAATGGGGTCCACATGAGTGGCTTCCAAAAGATAGAGAATTAAAGAACCTGCGGCAGACCCACGTCCAGCCCCCGTAATCTGTCCCTGTTTGCGTGCCCAGTCTATGATGTCATGTACAATCAGAAAATAATCTGCTAGGCCAATGTCGGTTAGCGTAGCAAACTCTGTTTCTAAGCGTGCGCGATATTCTTCTTCAGTATGATGTGTGGTATCAATAATGTGTTGAATCTTTGGCCAGCGTTTGGTCCAGCCCTTGTCGATTAGTTGTCTCAGATAGTCCTTGGATGACACATTGTCGGGACATGGAAATTGAGGCAACATGGGTGGTCCAGTTAGCTTATATTCCTCACACATAGATGCCACTTGGAGTGTGTTGGCCAGTTCTTCTTTAGTATTACCACTGTCTAACATCTCATCGTATGCGGGTATGTGATAATTGTTGGACTTAAAAAACGTGGCCAGTCCTATGTCTTCTCCACGTACTAATTTGTCATTGATTTCTCTGAAGTTGGTATTGAGTGAGTTACATAGCAGGGTACGTTGGTCGTAAGCATCTGCTCTCTCTGCGTAATGTGCGTCGGGCGTAGCTATGCAGGGAATGCCAGTTTGCTTGGAAACATATCTCAGACCGGTGGCCAGTAAGTTCATCGCTGGCATGTTCTTAGAATCTATCAGTTGTATTTCTATGAAGAAGTTGCCCTTGCCAAATATCTCTTGAAGACGCTCTGCCTCCTCGGTGGTGCGCTTAACCCAATCGCTGCGTGTAAATCGTTTGGCCTCGTCTGCGGTGAGACAGTTGTGTAGGGCGTTGGTATCAGAAAAAATACAGGAAGACAAATGAGAACCAAGATGTCCACTGAATGCTATTAGATTACCATTAGCATATGGCGCGAGACGCTCCAGGTCTAAGCGGGGTTTATAGTAGAAGTGTTCAGGTCGATTGGCTTCACTGGTAGCTTGAATAAGTTGATGCCATCCGTCTAGGTTCTTGGCCAGTACCACCAGGTGATGCAGGGTGCGGTCTCCATCTCTCAGTGTAGCATCCCTGGGTGCGATGTACATTTCACAACCCATGATGGCTTGTAGTTCTTTTTTTTTCATTGCATCCATGAATGATATTACACCAGCAACGGTGCCATGGTCGGTTAGAGCAGACCCGGCTAGGCCAAGGTCTTTACACCGATTGGCAATTTGTAGGGGCTTGGCAAGTCCATCTAATAAAGAGTAGTGCGAATGAACATGAAGCGGGAAGTATGTGTTCATACGAGTTTTTTCCATCTGTTATATGTGCGACGCTTTATGTCGAATGTTTCCCTTGTTTCGTTATATGTAGCTTGTGGATTTTCACGTAACCATTGTATTCCTCGTTTTTTTTGGGCTTGCTGGCTCTCATGTATATTGCTATTGCGTAGAATCCTACTAACGGTTGTCGGATGACAACCAACTTGAGTACCAATTTGTTTAAGTGTCCATTTGTCTTTATGTCGTTGAACTATAAGTTCTTGCTGTTCGTGTGATAAGTGGGCTTTCCCAGCATTGCTAGCGGGAGCCTGTGTCATGGCACGGTAAACATCATATCCGTTTTGTATACGCATACGTATCATTTCTGGCGTTACGTCTTTGTGGCTCTCATCCAGTTGCGACAACTCATAGCACGTGTATGTACGACCCCTAAGTTCATATTTTATAGCGCTATCATTGGCATTTTGTTGATGACCGCCCCTCTTCATGTGTGCTGGATTGCAGCAGTGTTTCGGACAATTATCTCCATGACGTATATGATATCCAGAGATATCTATATCAGGATGTTTCAATTGATATAATAAGCGATGTACCAGACAATTTTTGCCTTTACGACACATTTTGCCATAACCCCGGCTGTCGATGTTGCCATTCCATAACCAACATTTATTGGGGTCATCAGTACCAGTACAATTTGATAGAATTTTTGCTTCAACCTGCGGCGCTTCCTTATCTGTAAAACTAATTTTTCTTGCGTTGGGTGGCTTTACATTGTATGTTGGTATGCCATTTGACCTCAACTTATCCAAGTGTTTTTTTTCTAGTGTGGTAAGCGGAATGATGCTTCCAATCTTGTACTCTGCCATCAAGCTTACTTGAAATTTATGTCCATGATGCCAGTCTGCTAGAAATTCTTTACCATGTTGAGTGTTAGTATTATTTAGGCCACTGCTATGGCCATGTATTCTAGTCCGTACTCCACCACTGGCACGGTTACAACCCCCCACATAACACCAACCATTAACCATATTACGAATTTCATAAACGCCCTTGATATGACTCCATGGCTCCATGTTAATGTCCACGCCACCTTCTTTGCTTAGTGTTCCTACATATTCGCTCATGCTAATTCCTCTTGACTTATATCATGTGCCTGAGCTATCCAAGCATACAATTGGTCTGCGTTAAATTCAAAAGCAAACCTTGGAGTTCCTTTTTGTAAAGACCGAACAGGTTGTTTTGATTGATTGATAGTGCTAATCAATCGGTGAAACACCCCACCGGCTTCTATGGCATCCTGTTCAGCGGCCTCGTGTCGGTCGTCATATCCCAATTGTTCGGGTGCTAATGCCAGGTTTTCCGCAGCTAATTGAGCATAAGCTGCAATGGCTACGAGTCCACCCAATATCATCAGTTGGTCATCATCGGGCTGTAGTAAGCGCACCTGCTCCCAAAAGGAGTCTACCCTGTTCTTTATTATACCATAGGCGTGGAAATTGTCAACCACCATGGTCTGATTTCGCTGGTCCTTGACGACATCCCAGACTAGTTTTTCAAATGTGTCCCTGTTCATAACAGCATCCTTAATACTTCAATTACCTTACGTGTTTTAACCTCATCATTCCGTTCGTAGGAAGTTACTAGTCCTTCCATCAAGTAGCGCATACGGTCGTATTCATCCAGTAGTTCGACAATGGCTGAACCCGCTAACATGCCCTTGGACTTGGCGGTGTCGCGTAATTGGGCAACGATACTATGTGTCATTAACTTTCGGTTAAGATTTATCTCAACACGCTGGGGTGTCTGCGGTGTGTTTACTGGCGTGGTCTGTATTTTCCGACCGTGTTTCCGTGGTAGTTTGGCCATCTGTCAAATATCCCCATGTCTCACGCATAGCATCGTGAGCTTTCTTCCATAGTTTTCTTAGTTGTGGGTCCGCAATGCGCCGAGAAGGAATGTATTCAAACATACAATCACCAGTACCATTATACGCACAGTGGTCATAGATAGTCTGATTGTCTAACGGCCCTGGCGGAAGTTGGTCAGGGGCGTGAACCGCTGGCATCCCTGGTTCTCTATCGAATACCCATAGACCTGGAGTTGGGATGTATTTCAGTCCAAGTGCATGGGTAACTTGTTTGACCTTTGATGATTTCTTTCCTTGCTTAGCTTTACTGTTAAATACATGTCCACATTCACATGTTTTGGTACGACAACCATTGGTTTTTTCACATGATGGACAGGTTTTTTTACCTTTAGGCATATCAACTCCCAGGGTTATGATAATGTCCAATAGTATGACCCGGCTCGGTTTCATCAAGCATGACAGCTTCTATTCCACAACGCCGGGTCTTTTCTGCAATATATTGACACATAGTTTTAGACCCATCTTTAGAATGAGGATTCTTACCAAACCAACACACACGTTTACAAAACCAGTGTTTGTTACTAAGGGATTTTAACTTGGGACGAACGGTGGCCTTAATGCGTTCAAAGCGCGTGCGTAACATTTTTAGTGTTGCCTGTACGTCACTATCATCATACGCTACAGTAAATGGACCCTTGGTACGAACATAGTTCATTGTCATAGCGAATGATTTCACTTTGGGGTACAGCTTATGTAGTGCCAGATGGTATAACCGAAGCTGTGGGTCTACACAAAAGTCTTCATAGTCTTTCTCTTTACCTGTTGCCCAGTTTTTACATTCACCGCTTTTCCAGTCAATGACTTCATAATGGGCGGGGGTAACACTAGTGACCAAGTCAATGGTACCCTTGATACGTAGGTGTCCACTTAACTGTTCGCCACTAGGCAGTGTATACTCGTACTGAGCCCATGGTTCTTTAATGGGAATGTCAAAGTGTGGTTCGGCTTCTACGACGTGACGTTTGCGCGGGTCAAACATGCCGTCTTGAAATTCGAGTGCATCACAACACCAGGTCCAAATATCACGCTTATCCCGAGGGGTGTATGTGTGAATACTTTTAGCAGGAGAGGAATAATAGGTAAAGGATTTTTCAAATAGCCATTCGACGAATTGGGGGTCGGCTAATCTATCTGCGTTGACCGAAACAGTACCGAATACATCATCCACAAATTTGGTATTGCCGTCTTGGATGCACTTTTTACCATGAGCCAGTCCTTCCATGACCTTATGTAGAATGGTACCCATCTCTGCTTTTTTTCCACTGGGTGACGGCGTACCCAATACGTAAGTCAAGAAATACTGTTGAGGGCAAATGTCCCAACAGTTATAGGAGCTTGACCTGAAGTAAGTAATTATCATGTAGTTACTTTCTATACGGTCTTAGGCTTTTAATTTGGTTGGCTGTAAACTCACCAAGTTTTACAATTTGATAACTACTGTATTTACCAGTATATACACCTTCCATGTCAATACAACACCAGCAGGAGATTTGTTTGGCATATAAAGCTCCACATTCTTGACATTGCCATATGGCGATGGTTTTGGTTTTTTTTCGCATGGATTAACCTTTAATGGGTGTGTGGCTTAGAACGGGGTCGTGTCTGGCAAACCACTTCCAAGTATCATATCCCCATTTACGTAATAAGCGGTTAGTGTATTCGTTCTGTTGCTTAATGCTGAGTTCACGATTATCGCAGATGTCATCAAAGTTATCGTAGTCATCCAGGGCTGTTTCACTTACGTGTTCATCTTGACCTGCAAACGGGGCACGTAGATATCTAAGGACCTTACCCCCTTCTGCGTGTATGCCATCAGCTTCATTGGGGAAACGACAGTCAATAATGATTGCTAATTCGGCTCCATCATCTTTCACATTCTTTAGACAGGCGTCTACCCACACATTACCGTATATACTGCGGAAGATATCAGTACCCATTGTTTGAAGAATATGACGACTGGTCATGTAGGCATCCCAGTCAATGACAGTTTTCATACTCTCAAGTGTTTTCGGCAAGATGAATCGCTTGAATTGTTTCCATTGAAACTTGGTTGATTCGTTCTTTTGTTCATTGGTACCATTGACTTGCTCGTGTGTCAAACCAAAAATAGCCATGGCTGATAGTTTGAGAATATCAGCAAAGGAATACAATTTGATAACTGGCCATACGTAGTGTGCTAGTAGATTTTGTACTTCGGGCTGAGGGCTTAGTGGGTCAAAGATACCTTCTGTAAGTTCTTTTTTAACCACAGTGGGTACTATCAGGCGTCCTCGTTCGTCAATCTTTATCCATGATACCATGTCTACCGCACACATTTGTTGTCCGATAATCCAATTGGCAGTGGTGTTTTTACCACTTTGTTTCTTGCCTGAAAGTCCTAGGATTTTGGTCATATTATACTCCAATTTTCTCGTTAAAAGTCTGAATCTGTTTTAAGACCGGTGCAATATCATCGGTCACTTGGTCAGTTTGTAGGTCTCCAATATCATTGACAGACGATAGAAATAGAGGAAAATACAAACGATGTGTACGATTAAGTTTATCCTTAATGCTTTGTGCTGCTTTGTGACCAGCCTTGTCGTTGTCTGTTAACACCACTACGTTCATTGCCCATGATGAATCAATTAGACTCTGTTGGGCTTCTGTGATGTCGGTGCCAAAGATAGCTACACTGTTTTTAATTTCAGCTTCTTCGAGCCTCCATACATCTCCCGGTCCTTCAACTAATATAATGACGCCGCTATCTATAATGTGCTGACGGGCAAACCAGAGATTGTAAAGAAAATGAGCGGCCTCAAATCCAGGAGAGTTTTTCCATTTACATGCATTGATTTGGTCCACGATGCGCGTGGGACATGCTTGTTCTGGTTGATGATAATACTTACACTTGGGACATTGTGGCCAGTGAGTGCGTCCCGTCATGCCTACAATGGTTTCGTGTTTCATATCGTATATAGGAACCACTGACCGTTGAGTACGGCTCGCATCACCTACATCATAACGCTTTAGTGTCTTGGGCTGGTAACCCCTAGCGATATAATACGGTGATGGTATGTCTACAGCTTTACGGTATACCAGAGGCTTCCATACTCGTTCGCCCTGTGTGCGTGTTATATTAAAACGCCGAGTCATGTTATTAAATCGTTGTCGTTCTAGCGTAGCAGCGTCAGGAGTTTTGACTTCACGTAGGTCTTTATATCCTAAAAACTCCACCATCCAATCCACAGCCGCCGTCCATGGTAATGGTCTTTTGTTATTATTGGTAATCAAAGCGTGAACAAAGCCTACCAGTGTCTTTTTCCATCTTTCATGACAATAATGCGTACGACAAAACCAAATGCCGCGAACATCATCGCCCTCTGGATAAAGATTCCAGGCACCCGGATTGTCTCCACCGTGTACGGGACACGGTCCAAACAAACGACGATTACTACGTGTGAAGTCTACATGCAACTCTGTGAGCATGTCTTCAATTACCTCACAACATTCATCAGTTACCTGATTTACCGCCGCTTGGCTGTACTTGCTTGGCGTCATGATTGTCCCCGTCCTGAAAGGGTACGTGGTCCGCATTTTGAACTGGATGTGCAGCCCTGGCCCGACGTTTCAAATTGAGTTTGGTTTCACCTTCACGAATACGTCCAAAGCGCCCCTGAAAGTGTACGTTGATATAATCACCGGGGTCCAAGCCTTCGCCGTGTCGAGCACTGATAGGTACTAGCTTACGATTGCCGCCATGTGGTCCTATATCGGCTATTTCTTCAGGGGTTTTTTCTTTATATATAGTGAAGTTGGTCACTAGCCACAATATACGGTCACTTCCTGAAATAATATCTGTGGATTCACGGTCAATTCCATCGCGGTTTAGTTGTATAAAGCTAAGCACGGGAGCATCATGACGTACGGCAAAGTTGTGTAGGGCACTCATCATAAAACCCAGAACTTGATACTCTCTCATGCTGTCATTTAAGCCTTCGCCACTCATCATTTTGAGATAATCATAAATGATAAGACAATCATTACGATTGCCTTCTTCGTCAAAGCCTACTTCTTTGGTCACCCAGCGCCGCATAATAGAGATGATTTCTTCAAATGGTTTACCAGACACATTGAGATAATCGAACGGGACGGGTGCTTGTTCCGCAGTGCCAGCCAACACATGTGCTGCTTCACGCACCTTTCCTTGCTTAAAGCTATCTTTGGAGTATTGTCCGGTTTCAAGCTCACTGATAGTTATCTGGGCGCCAAAGTCAAAACATAGATTGGGTAGTAAGCGTGACCAATGGTCGGTTTTGACCATTTCGGTATCCAAGTACAAGACGGGGATATCAATGTTTTTACTAATGTGCAGACCTATGTTGGCGGCTAACATGGATTTTCCTATTTTGGGTCTAGCGCCAATCAGTGATACGGTTTTACGACGAAAACCACCACCAATGGCCTGGTCATAGTAACGCATTCCGCTACTAATACCTACGATATCTACAGGATTAGCCTCCAGGGCATCCAAATAATCCAGTAGTCCCTTACCAATACGTTGTGGTGTAGATGTTTCTTCCGTGTGAAGTAGACTACTGAAATCAAATACGACGTTTTCTGCTATGCCTAAAATAGATTCTATGGATTCAGTACCCTTAATATCCTCCAGAGTCATGGCTGCCTCACGCAGTTGGTTACGCAGTAGACGACCAACTTGGAGTTTGCGAACTTGTGCTCCCCATGTACGTACGTTTTCCAGCAATACGCGACCATCCATCAAACTGCGCACGTGTTTGATGTCGGCAACTTTATCAAAGAAACTATCATAGCCTAGTTCGTGAGCACATGCAATAAGAGATGTTTGGTCAAATCGTTTTATGTTTTTGGATTCATACATATGATGTAGGCACTTGAATATGGCTTGATTCAACGAGTCGGTAAAACTACTTGCATCTAGGAAATCCGCTATATCCAAGTACGCATCTTCACCATATTGAAATAGTCCCACTAGCACAGCGCGTTCAGCAGCACGGTCAGCCATATGTTCTTCGTACGACATGTTATCCCTTGTGTGCCCGCCGGGGGCCTTGATTATCTTGACGTTGCTTGCGCAGTGCCTTGTTTCGTCCGTTGGGCGTATTACATGCATTACACTTATAAGTATTGTGTTCTGGGTTTTTATGAAATCCATGAGACAAGTTGGTGGCAATTTTGGCAGTTTCACCACATAAGCTACAAGTTGCTTCAATGGTTCCGCCTGTGTCTGCCCCTAGTAGTTCGTCATCGCGATTACCGCGTGGTCTAATGATTTGAATACCTAGCTTTGGATTGTTAGGGTCATTGGTTACCTTTTCGTCAGCATACGCCTTGCCATTATCTCGAAAACGGTTTGTGCGTTCTTCAGGAATAACCATGGCTTCTTTACGACATTGTTGTTCGCCCTCTTCATTGGTAGTCGGAGCCGTGTTGCCATGTTCAATGTGAAATTCGTTCGTTTCTGTGTCACTGTTGGGTTGGGGCGTAGCCGTATCGGTATCTTCAGGCGGTGTGTACGTTACATCGTCTAATAAATCATCGACCGCTTTGTGACACTTAGATATAATATCTGATGTCACCTGGTTATCCGCGTTGCTTTGAATGGGAGGTACAGAGATAGTCCCGTCTGGCTCAGGTGGTGTTGTATCATCATGTGGTGTGGGAATGCCTCGAACATCGTCTTCCTCTGGGTATGGGTCTAATTGCTCGTCGGCTTCTTCCAAGCTTTGATTTAGTATATCAGCAAGTGTTCCTGGTGAAGGCTCCATGGGAGGACTGGGAGCCAGTTCGCCAGTGATGGCTTCGTAGACTCTACATATGTCATCCCAATTGCTATGTGCGATGGCATCGCGAAATACTTCTTTGATAGTGCTCATATTCGTTGGTTCCTCTTTGTGTGTTGTAAATCGGCAAATGACATGGCTGTCGCTCGCAGTTGATTTGGCAAATACTCCAAGCACTTAGCCTGAAGTTCTGCGTCATTTATAATACCGTATAACTTCATAGCTACGTCGTTATCTCTGCTGGCGAGTAATCTTCGATATTCAAACGGGGTGTATTGTGTACCATATTGTGTGATAGTATTAGCGATTAACCAATCAATATAATTGGTACACCAAGCAATGTCTGCTTTAATTCTATTCATTTCAAGTTGAATATATGTAGCGGCTTGATTCAATATAATAGAAGCTTCACCACATTCTTCAGCACTTAATTTGCGTTGTTCCGCCACGGTTATAGTTAGGTAACGGTTAACCTCATTGACAGGTTGTAATACGCCCAGGCCAACCTTGGCAGGGTAGTGTTGAAGCAGTGCTTCTACTTTGGCACGCTGTTCATCAATCGTTGGCTTCTTCAATTCGTTCTCGCCACTCATTATTGGTCTCCGAAAATGGCAGGGTTGCTATACTCAAGTTGTTGAGGTGACACCACTCAATCTTGCGTCGGTCTCGTTGAGTAGATTTGGCATAGTTCTGTAGGCTATTATGAAAATATGGAACAAACTTATAGTGTTGCTCACCATGACATTCTATGACAACCTTACGAAATGGTAAGTAAAAGTCACATGTTAGACCTACGCCTGGGATAGGTACTTCCTCAAGTATGGGTTGTGTGGGGTACATTTGACGCAGTAGTTCTCTGCATCGTAGGTGTAGGGACGAGCGAGGTTTTTTGTCATTGAAGCCCACTTCATGACCCTGTGGTGGCCATGGGTGTGTGCGATTATTAAAATCTATGACACTCATGTATCCATTCCCATCATAGCATGAAAATCTTTTTCCAACAACAGGCGCTCATCATCATTGTTGCGTATACGATTAACTAGCTTTTCTTTACCTTGTACCTTAAAATTTCTTTCATCCCATGTTTTTTCAGGCACGTGGTCCTTCATGTATGCCATAGTATACCATGACTTAGCCTGTTGAACAAAACCAAGCTCAATACTCATATCGACAATCTCATAGATTTCATCAATACCTACGCCATATGTTAACATAGACGTGGCACGTTGTCCTGGTGGTGCAAAAGCCGTAGACGTGGTAATCCAGTCAATAGTTTGCCCAAGGGGGCGTCCTTCTTCCGTGCCTCCTTCGCGTACAATCTCAAACTTCTTGCACTCTAGGCCAATGTCCAGGGCGTATTTGATTTTGTTACCACCGCTGACGAGTTTACTCTTACCAAAACCACTTGTATTAGCATAAAAGTGTAGTATGCCAATCAGCACAATGTCATTAACTGGTATCACATTAGATAGGCGACGACAAAACTTGGACATGAGAGTGGCACCCGGCGCTCGGTCGCGTTTGTCTAGTTCGTTTTCCATTTCACCACTAGTTACCAGTTGTGAGATGGAATCAATGACAATGACTGCACCAGGATGATTGTGAATTATGTTCTCTACAATAGTTAGGAACTCATGTGCCTTCAAAATGCGAGTTGTACCATCCTTGTCACGATACGACCTGACTATTTCTAAACGTGATGTGTCTAAGCAGGAAATGCCATTGAGGTCTCGGGGCTTGATGCGACCTTCGACATTGATAAAGAAGACCTTACGACCGCATTGTTGGGCCTTGCCGAGGATGTGGAGGGCGCTCACGGTTTTGCCACACTTTGGGGGGCCAACTAGTGTGACTACGGTGCCGCCTGGAATACCACCGCCAAGTAGTAGGTCGATACGTGGACTTACATGGATGATGTCGTTGGTATATTGTGCTAGGGTATCGCCCTTGATAAAGGCGCTTTTACCAAATTCTTTGATAAGGTCTGTGCCCATCAGTGATTTGCTGGGAACAATGCCCATTATTCAGCCTCTTTCAATTGAGAGAACAGTGACTTCTTACCAGTGGTAATACGTTGAGGCTTTTGAACCGTAGATGTGTCGGTTAATACAGTGTCAGATTGTTGTGCAATTTGAGCATCGTGTGCGCGCTGCTTTTCTATGAGCAATGGTTTGAGTAACCAGTTTGCACCAAAGGAATGTACTTTCCAGCAGCGTCGGTCACGTAGAACACCCAGGATGACTTCGGGATGATACTGTTTTAACAGCTTAATAGCCAAGGGAACTTGGCGACGAAATATAGCTTTCCAAGGTTCCTGATTCCAGAACTGGTCATGTAGATTTTTTTTTTTTTTTTTAGCAATGAGCACACACAAACATTCAGTAATGTACTGGGCGTGGGTTACCCACCCACCACCATAGCGAGAGGGGTATCGACTTGTTTCTGTGCGAGTAGTAGCCATGGTGCTTTATTATACATTGGCGATGGGTTTTGTCAAGCCGACTAGCTGTTGAGGGCGACACACAGATATTTTACGGTGTGCCCGTTTGGTTTCTACCAATTCTGGGGTCTTATACCACACACACAGTATGTCATCTTTGTTTTTTTCGGGCCACCCCACAATATGAAAATTCAGACCGTGGGTTTGTGTCATAGATTGTTGCATACCCTTAGAGTAAAAATAAAATGGTTTATCTGGCGGTAGGCCGATAATATGGGTATGAAATCTTAAACGCATTTGAGCAATGTTGTTTTGAGGATAGTCACCGATATAATGTCCCAGGCGTACCCAGGCGCTTACAGCAGGTTGTCCTGGTCTATCGTCATCCTGAAATACCTTAGTGCCATCCTGTAGGTCTACGACCCATCCACATCTATCACGCACAAAGGCATCTCGGAATAAACATAGACCGTACGACGCCATGACTTCGTCGTGTGATTGCGATTGCTTCATTATCGTACCTGTTTGCTATCATCCATAACATGAATACGGTCGGGCTTGGCGCGTGCTGCCTTATCAATACTTGGTACATTAATTACGCGCCGTGCATCGGCTAATTCAGAAGCACCCGGTGTCATTACGGCGATACCTCGTTCTGGGTCTCGTCCCATGAGTTTACCAGCGGTGAGTCCGGTTTTCTTTTGTAGTTTTTTTTGTCGTTCTTTCGGCGTTTCATCGGGAACAACTTCGGGTATGACGGATGTTTCAATGAATTGCACAACGGTTTTTGGACCGACGCCAGGCATATCCGCGCACATGGCTTCGGGACTCATTTTGTCGTGATGGTTGATAATGTAGTCTTGTTCGGCTTGACTGAGTGTTCTAGGCATCTTTAATATCCCTTTCACAAATTCGTAGTAGAGAGTTGTTGCGAGTTGTTAAGTATCGCAGATATATTATAAAAGCACGTTCATGTACTCGTCGGAATTCGTATTCGGCTACACCCTTGTGACTAGCCATACGAGAATTAGATTGACTATCTTGATACAAACCCCATGGGTCTGACACATCACCATGGGAATTCATACGTATATAGTATACATAGTCCCCTTCACCATCAAACTTGAGAATTTTCGCGTAACATTGTGGGTTGTCCACTTCGCGTTCTTGGCCCTGTACTCCGATGATTATTTTGGTTGCAATGGGTACGAGGCCCGGTTTATTAGTGATGGTATCAATAGCGGTTTGAGTACCATAACCAATTGCTTCAACTATGTCGGGCACAAAGCCATCTGCGGGCTTGCCACGCTGTGGCTGCATAATAAATTCGTTAGTGTTCATGTTTCTCTCTTTGTGGTTTTAACTAATACTTTTTGTAACAGACGACCATCTGGTGTGGTAATGGTTTCAGTTGGCGTATCAACCATCACGACTTTTTTCGATTCCAGATTACCCAAGCAGTATTGTCCATGAATTGTTTTCTTAAAAGACCTATCTCCACAAAATGGACATGTGACTATCAGTTCAGTTACTAATGGTGCCTTGGGACGCACCATCCATACCTCAATAAGATTTTTACCACATGCCGAGCAGGAAATTATGTCTTTGCTTCCGTCTTCGATAAATTCGGCTGCCCGGTGGTTAGCAAGTTCTCTAGTGAGATGATTCGTCCTTTGTCCTGCCATTGTTGTTTAATCTCCCGTATTCGACCAACTACTTCTTGACGGGCGGCATCATGTGCGCGTTGGTCTAGTATGATATTGTAGTTATCCGTGAATGATGCAACTAATCTCCATGTTTTATCACTCATGGGTTCACAAATGACTATTTGAGTAGTAACGATAGCCTGACATGGTTCCTGTAGGTTTGGTACCACTCCTGGAGTACGCTTGGTAATTTGTGTTCCATCTGGCTTGGTTATTGTTTGTTCAGGCATGAGCTTTTTCCTTACAGAACGCGGCCAAATCTGAGCAGGAATAGCCCCATCCTAGTATGTTAATGGGACCCTTCGTTCCTGGTAGCCCATCTGAAGCTTGTGGTATCTTACCAAGACCTTCTAGGGCTTTAGTCATCTTTTTGGTCGCCCGACGGACTCTGGCGGCGGACTTGGCCAGCTTGTGATGAGAATTGATTGCCCGCTGCATTATGTCGTAGCGTCTCTCACGAACCTCGGCTAAAGACATTGAAGCACTACGTCGTAGGGTCTCCTTGGAGAGACGCATCAATCGCTTAGTAAACTCCCCAATGGGGGGATGCTTGATGTCATATAATGTGGTGGGTTCTGGGGGTGGGCTGGGCTTGGCAGCCAACGTCGCCATAGGTGACAGCACCAAGACCGCCAATCCTTTGAAAAAGTTTCTTCGTTTCATGCTGTGGTCCTCGTCCTCACTCCCAATGGTGTATGCTTATCATCTTTTGGTATCATAATAGTATACCCGTCCATGTCGGCCATTCTATCTTTATCAATGATATGGATACAATCACTCAAGTCATGGTCGGTTTGTACAGCACTGTACTCTCCCATGACTTTCATTAGAGTATCTATTGCGATTGTTGTCTGTGGCTCTGGCATACAAACTACAGAAGAGTCGTAATCCTGTCCCTCTGGTTTAGACGGTCCGGCCTGGACTATCTCTGTACCTCCCATTAAAACAGCGAGGGCTCCCATGGCACTGGTACCCATTGCTGCTCTCCTGCTCATTCCCCCGTGTGGACGTACTTTTTGGTTTGCTCGGGAGTCATTTGCGTGACCTGCTTGGTCGTTTTCGTGCGGGGTTTTTTTATCCATTCTGGTGAGTCCTTTGTGGGTTCGTTAGGAATACTGGCTGGACGATGCTTGTCTGGAATCCTACTAATTGTTTTCTGGGTCTTAAAACGTTCCTGGGCTTTCGCCATTTCCTCTTGAGACATATGTTGAGCATTACGTTCGGCAAGTTGTCCCATAGTAGTTGGTTCGCCAATCACCTGTACATGCAAGGGTGGATGTAATACACGTCGCAGGGTATTATTGTCACACACAGGACAAACGCTAAGTGCTTCATCTTTAATACTTTGCATTGTATCAAAGCAGGCATTACACTCATCACATGTATATTCATACGTAATCATTTGCGTGTCCGTGGTAAAAAAAACAAAACTGGTCCATATAGTTATACAGACCAATTCTGCTAATTGTCAACCTTATGGGAGACTTTTTCTGAATGGAGCCACATAAATTTCCCATTCGTGGGGAGTGATACGATATGTAAGTCCCAGTGTGATTTCCTGGGCCGTGGGTGCCTTGGGATGTTTATAGATTATCCAATAACATCCATTGACCAATTTACGTAGCGGCATACCGGCCTGGGCTGGTGTGCGATTGGCCTTGGTCAGGTTACACTTGCGACATGCGGCGACGATATTGGTCCAACACGTGGGCGTATCATTGCCATTCCACATGCTGCGTGGGACCACGTGGTCCATGGTCAATTCATGTGGCGGAAACTGCGTACCACAGAACTGACAACGAAATCCATCACGTCGTAGGATATTGGATTTGGAAAAGGGCACTTTGCGGTACTTGCGTCGTACGTGGTGGACGTTTGCAATAACTGCGGGTACTAAATGCTCATTGCCTCGTCCGTCACGCACGGAATAACCAGCGTCAAAGTATTCAACTGGCGTGGCGGGGGGCAAGGTCTTTTTACCCTGACAGTAATTGCAGGTCTGCTTTCGTCCGTTGATGTAGACATATCCACGTTCTTGGCAGCGTTCACAAGGTGACTCAAAGAGTCGTTTGATTGCCTTTTTCCAATGCACTGTGTTTAGTGGAACGTAATCGTCGTTCAAAACTAGAACTTTAGTGCCGGGTTTGACAGGCATTATTGGTTCCTCACTTTAGAAGTCTCCATAGTTTACTTGGAAGCATGGTAGACCGGCGTCTTTGCGCCAAAAATCTATCATTTGGTTACGGTCATCGAAGACGACCAGGACGTTAAACTTACCCTTAACATGGGCTTCATACATTTCTTTCTTAACAATCGCATCTTTACGATTATCGTCTTCAGCCCTCATGTATAAAGCATCACATGGAAAATTGTGCTTAGTAATAAATAGTTCCGTAGCTTCTCGATATTGTGAGCTACGACCCGACATGGCAATGAATTGCATATCGCCTGCTGAATCGCGGTTATAAACCCGCATTGCTCCCAATACTAATTGCAGAGCTATGTTGGGACGGTCTACCGTATCACATTGGCTAGCATCATATGGTGAACGACTACCCATGATAGCAGCCGTACCATCCAGGTCATAGATAACACACCAGGGTAGCCCGTTGTCTTGGGCTGCTGTTAAGTTAATTTCTGGCGTGGGTACATCGTAACCAGGTAGATATTGTTTGGCCATTTTCAAAATCACATCGGCACCTACAGAGTTGGTACGTGTTTTGTCACGCTCAATACAATCTTCGACACTGGTGTCAAACATCTTTACTTCTACAGCCACATTATCATCGTTACGCAAGTTGTGGTTCTTGACTAGTGTACGAATATCACGCTCATGACTTTTGGCGAAGTTGGTATCATCCACAATTACATGCTTACCAGCATCCAATGCCGCCAATATAAGATGATTGCGCATTCCAACAATGAATGCTTCATTGCCCTTGCTCCACACACCATCGTCAATCATAGCACGTAGGTCATCCCTATTGACACGCTTATACGCACCATGACTGGATGTGACCTTTTTTTTAGCCCACGTGGACTTGCCCGACGCTGGCAGTCCCTTGAGTATCACTACTTTCTTCGACATTGATAATTCCTATTTGTTTGAGTTCCGCTTGTGTTCCAGTAGTCAGTAGAAAGTCTAACTTTCCATCCTTGTCAAAAATAAAGGCCGCTATAAATGGCCCGGTGTTTTCCTGTAGCCATGCTAGCACACTGTCGTCGTCTGGATGTAAACCCAGTGATTGTAGATAGACCGTAAAGCCCAGGCGTACCTTGGGAAAGTTTAATCGTGTGACTGTCAGTAGTCCACGCATTAGCTCTTTGAGTGCTTCAGCCTTGAACTCTAAGATTTTGTCACGAGAAATACTGAGTGCGCCACGTAATTTCATGGGCCGTTATCCTTTACCACAAATGGTTTGTCGGCACCAGGTCGTATTAGCCGCCAAATGGATTCGGCATACTGCTTATTGTCAAGCATCTGAAACATGATGGCCTTGTATTCATAGTCAGTGTACTTAATAGCAAGCTGCTTTCTAGTCAACGGAGGATTACGCTTTACGATATCCTTATTCAACACAGCACGGGCATGTGTTTCTATACTGTCGTACTGAGCGCGAAGCTCGGCTGCCAGGTCTTGTATCCATGTGTAGAACTCGTCCGGTACCAAGCCATAAAAATCTTCCAACGGTTCCTTATTACGTAGTTTCCACCAAATATCACGCGCGGATACATGTGTCAATATGCTATGGAGTCGTAGGTACTCTGCAAACTTCACCTTGACACGTAGACCATTGTCAAACTTAACTACGTAACCCTCACCCTCGTCGTCTTGATGTGCTAGAACATCATCAAACAAAGCAAACGTACATGGTTGTACCACTGGATAGTCATTGTCGGCCCAATCCTTTATAAGCCCTGGACAATCCTGGCCAGTGTCATTGTCTAAAACAGTTAGCAAGACAGTGTCTTCTAATCCTTTATAGTCTACTACTATGCGATTTTCCGGGTATATGATTTCAAACAGGTATGTTCGATTGGGCCAGAAATCAAAGTCGTATGTACGTAGCATATGCGTACCGTGGACCGCCTGTTCGGATGTAAATGAGCCACGTGAAGCCATGTGTATCTGACCGTTCCATTCATAGGCTATACCCAAGGAACCATCCATTTTGTCAGTAACGGTAAACTTTCCCTGATACATCTCCTTGTACCGCAGGCCATACAGATGATGCACATTATTGCGCAGGTCTGCATATTGAGCATGAGTAAAAAACTTGGGGAAGGGACGCGCAATAACATTGTCATGTTCGTCTAAAATCAGACCACGACACGCTATGGTTTCAGGCGTCCAGTGCCAATCGTACTGACACTGAGGAGTGTAGTTATAGATGAATAGTGGGTACTCGGGGTGAGGACGGGCCGAGATATAGCCCTGTTGAACCAACTCGTGTACCTTATCCATGTCCAATGACAAACCGTTCATTTTGGTAGTCCTCCAAATTAACATCACAACGTCCTGTGTTATGAAACTAAAATCTGTGTGTGTAGCACATCCTGATGGAATGTGTGTTTAAGACCGTGTCTTTGATTTGGAAATTGTTTGTGTGGTACAGTGTCTATTGCTAGAAACTTACATAGTCTTTGCCATAGATGCGGGTCTTTAGAAACATTTATTACCAACAAGTCATCTGGTCTGTTTTGAAAGTATTGCACCACACCCATGTTGTGCTGATTAAAGTAGTTGATGTAATGTGATGTATTGTCTTGCGGGGCCCCCAGGCCATAAATCCATTGCAACATTGGAGACTGATATATACCAAAGAAACTGATATAGTTTTGTATCCATGTTTTTTGGTCACGTACTGTCAATATGAATTTACTTTGTGGGCATTTAGTATCAAGGTATTGATATAGCACTGACCATGGTACATCTTTGAAGGCGTCAAAGTGTGGCAATCGTTGGTCTACTAGTCTATGAGCGTGGGTCTCAATTTGTGGATGGTCATATCCGTCTGGACCAGTCACACGATATCCTAAGTGGTCAAGTGCAATACCTACGCTGGTTTCACCGGTTTGGTGCAATCCAATACAAAATACTTTGGGGTTTTTCACAGGGCCAAGCTCCTATGAGAATCGTATTCAGCACTTTTGTTTGCGTGGGGAAATGGCGTTGTGGGAATGGGAAGTTGTAAGAACTGTGCTATCTTTTTCCAGACATGACCATCAAGTAAATCCAACACTAATAAACTCTGGGGTTTATCCGCAAAATACTCCTGAACTTCTCGGTTGTGTCGTTCAAATCGAGCAATATAGATGTCTTTGTTGCCTTGTGGATTCCCAGGACCATATATCCATTGTCGCATGGGCGCAGTGCCCAGGTGACCAAAGGCGTTTAATAAACTTGCAAACCATGATTCTGAGTGTCGTACTGTTAGAATGAACTTACTATCAGGACACTTTTGGTCTAACTCCTTAAACATTAAAGCCCACGGATGGTCTTTAGCCATATCATAACGCAACAACATACGGTCTATTAACTGAACGGCTTGAGCCCGGGTCTGTGTAGGTACCCAAGACTGTAAAGTATAGCCTAACTCTTGTAGCACTTGACTAACACTGGTCGTACCTGTCTTGTGCATACCAACGCAGAATATCTTGGGGCTTTTCATAAACACTTGCTCCATCCACACGCCGTACACGTTACACAACCCTCTTGTCGTATAACCGAATTGTTCTTAACTCCACATTCGGGACATTGCTCACCCTCGGGTGTTCCGTCAGGGATATATTTCTTGAGTATGCGTGCTACCCCACGTGCAAAACTGTGTAGTTCTTGTTGTTCGCCTACCTTCTCCAACTGTTGTACCACTAGATGCATATCGGCTCCAGCGCGTAAAGATAACGATGTTAAACGAGTAACAACCTCCTCCATCTCATCAGTTGAAGCGGTAATAGGTGATAGTTCATCATCAGTTCCATCAAACTTGGCAATATAAAAGTTCTTGCGTTTCCGAACAATGGTACCAGTCTTGATGTTTGGATGAATAAATCCATTTTTTCCAGCAAAAACTTCATAAGGCTTTCCGTTAAGCAAGCCCACCAAGACAAAGTATTTTTGATTTTTCACGGTGGTGTGGTGAACATCACACGGGATGATGCGTGGGCGTACTATACTCATTGTATCATTGGTTTTGGAATTGTCAACCCCAGTTTCTAAAATTACTCCATCACGGCAGCCCTTTCGGTAGACAGTAATGCCCTTGCATCCAGATTTCCAGGCAGTTTCATATATCTTCTTGACATTTTCAACAGTGGCGCTGGTGGGTAAATTTATTGTACTGCTTATGCCGTGGTCAATATGTGACTGAGCAGCAGCCTGGAGTTTAACACGTTGTGTCCAATCTAAATCTTCAGCACAGTTATTATGCCATGGCGATTTGGTCAAGTCTGTTTTACCAGTAATATCCAACCAGTGTTGTACTTGGGGATGAAATACTTTGAATTCCATCCAATGGTCACCAGTGTCATCAACAAAGTCAGAGCGAAATCCTTCATCTCCTGGATTTCCTTTTTTGCGACGTATGCTAGACATAAAATACAGGGGCTCAATTCCTGACGTGGTCTGTGTTTCAATGCTAACCGTACCGGCGGGAGCACCAGTTAGACATGCGATGTTGCGACGACCAACCTGGGCCATGCGCTTCATAACATCCTTGCCATGAATTACCATGTCGCCTATCTTACAGCCCTCTTTACTAAAGCGTTGAAAAAACGGACACTTTTTTTCCCGCTTGACATCAAAGACTGAGAATGCTCCTAACTCCTCGGCCATGTCAATAGACGAAACATAACATCCAAACTTGAGAGTTCTGTAAAGTCTTTCAGTAAATTCTATGGCTTTTTTACTACCATAAGGAATACCTAAAGCGGCCAGTGTATCACCCAGAGCGGTTAAACCAGTACCAGTACGACGACCAACTTGACAGTTTGTACATACTCGTCGCCACATGTATAGTTCTCTATTTTTTATGTAGTCTGGTTCATCATCATCTTTAATCTTTTTAATGATACGTTCAATAGATTCTAATTCTAAGTCAACGATATCATCCATGAGCCTTTGAGCTACCTTAGCATAAGAGTAGAACTTAACCCAATCAAACGTAGCCTTATTGGTAAACTCTTTTTCTACAAAACCCAAAGAATTAAGCAAGAGAAGCCTACAGGAATCTAGGACAGATAGGGGCAGTTCACTGCACGGGTTGGTGCTTACGGTTTGGAATCCTAGATGGGCATAGCAGTCGGCGGGACTTTCAGAGATGATACGGTCCCAGAAGAGTAGCCCTGGCTCGGCGTCAGCGTGGGCGTTTTGAATAAGGGCATTCCATACTTGGCGGGCATTTACTTCCTTGCTTATTTCTGGCTTTGCACTATCCACTGGCCAACGTTGTTCGTAGGTCTTATCGTCAGTGACAGCCTGTAAAAACTCGTCAGAAAGACGAATGGAGATGTTAGTGCCTGTGACTTGTGTTTTGTCATGTTTACATTGAGCAAACTTTATTACATCGGGATGATGTACGCTGAGAGTTAGCATTAAAGCGCCACGGCGTCCGTTTTGTCCAACTTCTCGCACAGAGTCAGAAAAGCGTTTTGCGAAGCATACTGGACCCGTGCTACTTTGTGATGAGTTATGTGTTATGGTCCCACATGGTCTGAGGTGTGAAATATCTGTGCCACAACCACCACGTCGTTTGCTAATTTGAACTATTTGCTCATCAGTCCACATGATACCACCATAAGAATCTAGTGGTGGGTCAATGACATAGCAGCTACTAAGTGTGACAAAGTTGGGATTGCCGATACCAAACATTGCCCCACCCTGTGGGACAATATACTTGAAATGGTCAATGTAGTCAAGGATTTCGTCAGATGTTAACGCATTGGAACCGAACTTTTGTTTTTCTATACGGGCAAGTGCGGTGGCTATGCGCGTGTGCATATCGTGTGGTGTCAATTCGAGTAGGTTTTTATTCTTGTCTCTTAACGCATATTTATCAACAAAAACTTTTGCCGCCAGTTCATTACCATTAAAATAAGCAACGCTCGCTTTGAGCGCTTGCTTGTACGTGTAGGTCATATATGTTCTCCATTAACGTGGCCATTCCACGTTTCGTACTTTGATTTTGTCACGTGCTAAAAATACTGCCACCTCCCACTCAACATCCTGGTGAATAGTATTGGTGGTGGGACTATCGTTAATATACACCATTTCGACGATGGCAGCGGCAACACAACAAAAAAAACATGGGAGACAAGGCTTGTGCGTAGAATATAGCGTGGCGCCCTTGGGACGATGTTCACAGTTGAGTATAGAGTTGAGTTCAGCATGTAATACCCAGTTGTGTTTTCCGGGTCGGGTGTTGGGTATTATTGAGTCGTCAATACCTGGCATCCAACCATTGTATCCTACGGATAAGATATGCTTGTTGCTATCAACAATTACAGCCCCAACCTGTGTTTCAGAGTCGGGGCTGCGCTTGGCTATATCAATTGCTATCTGTAAAAATACTTCGTCCCACGATGGACGATTATGTGGTACGTGTGCTTGCGACATGTTAAACAGGCGCTTAACTGCCTTTTGAGACAGATGGGCGTTTTTGATTTCGGGGTGGGCGTCTACCCATTCCGCCATCATAAAATCCTGCGGTGTCCATTGTTGTAGTGTCATCGTCATTACGTGATTTCTTTCCGCTTCCTTGTTGTGCTTTGCGATGTTTAGCACGTTGTCCACGATTAAAGGTTCTACCCATCTATCTGTTCCAGTTTTTGGGTTTCTTTTTGTATAGCTTTTTTTACACAATGGCATAACATACGTTGGTCAGCCCATTGGTTGGTGTGTGCATTACGAACATTCACTATGCGTACCCCACGACCATAACAGTTTTTACACTTCATATTAGAATAAAATGTAATAAGATGTGGGTTATCTTGGATATCTTTCATTCTCTGCTGCAAATGGTTCGGTATCATAACTTTCACTTTCACTTAGTATAGTTCCATTGAAAACAGCCATGTCCACTGGTGCTTCTTCAACGACAATCAGAGCGTTGTCTGGTTCCGGTTCTATAACTTCGACTCTTGTCACTGGAACACGCTTGGTTTCAAACACTGTACCAGCAACACCCATCAGAACACTACCATCTGGCATATAGATGTTGTTGTAATCTTCGTCATCTATTTCAATGCGGACAACCTTGAAGGTATCACCAGCACTAAATGGGACCATTGTGTCCTCACCCTCATATGTCACTTTGAGATTGACGTTTTGTATAAATCGAATAGACGCCATGGTTATTTCTTCTTTCTTTTTTTGCCACCGCAGCCAGCACATCCGGTTGTAACGGTTCGTGTGGGTTTTTTGGGTACAGTAAGTTCGCAGTAGCCATCTTCGACGCGATGCGCAACGCCGGACAGGGGACTAGAATCGGGAAAATGCAGGTCGAGTTTACCATCGGGATGACGATGATATTGAGCAAGAGAGTATATATCACCAGCCAATATGTGATGTCGTTTTTCTTTAGCCACAAGCTTGTCATTTTCTTCTACGGTCTGGATAACCTTAATGATAAAGTTGTGTATAAATCGAACACTTAGGTTTTGGGCCATGATTATTACTCAAACTGTTTTAGAATCGTCAGGTCAAGACCCTGGTGTTGATTAAAATGTTGCACAAGCCGTTGTAGCTCCACGCGATAAATACCGGGCTCATGGGTGCGGGTCCAGAAAAACCTCGCCATGTCTTTGCCCCACCATTTGAAGTGATGTACATGTGCTATGGTTGGCCATTGCCGTTTGTATTGTTCGGAGACCGTTTCATGTACATCGTGATGTCCACCGTTAACTGGTATTTTACCATGAATAGCAACCATCTTTTCTGCCCAGCCGCCGCAAATGACTGAGGTTGCATTGGTGGATAAGGGAAATTGTTGCCAGATATTATCTTCCAGGTGGGTGGGTATGGAGCCGTTAGCAGTAACACGGTCATAGAATATGCCGCGAATGTGATTGGCACCCGCCGATTGTGCCTCTTGTGTAGCCTCTCTTAAAGACATGTTGGGCACTTCAGCAAACTCATCTAGGTCAGCAATGATAAACCACTCGTCGGGTTCAATTATTCTGTAAATCAGGGAATTGTGTAATAGGGCGTCTTTCTGTCCAGTGAAGTCACATGGTGTGATGCCGGCGTTAACTGTTAGTGTGCCGGGTAACTGAGGACCATATGACACACATACAAATTGTGTTACGCCCTGTGCCTGATAGTGTTTGCGAAAATGGGGCCAGAGGTCATAACGGTCTAGGACACTGAATATGATTTTCATGTCTTATGTGCCCTGCATATATATCGTAATGTGATATTGTGTGGTTCCCATCGGAATTGATAGCGTGGGATTACACTCCGGAACATATTGTTCTACATCTGGGTTTTCTACCCATTCTTGTGAGACGATGTGTTTTAGGTATCTGGTGCCGTTAGCGTTGCACACTTCAAGTATCTTATCCCACTTATCCTGTTCGGCTGGTGGGTACATTTGACCATACCCTTTGGGAGTGTCTGGATATTCCTTGAGAATATAAGTTTTTTTAATCATATGCTTAGTCCTAAAAAGTAGCACTGGCGGGAGTCGAACCCGCATGGTCAGATGACCACCACATTTTGAGTGTGGCGCGTATACCAATTCCGCCACAGTGCCATGTGAAGTACCCCTACGGGGAGTCGAACCCCGGTCTCAAGTCTGAGAAACTTGTATCCTAACCACTAGAAGATAGGGGCTCAGCGGCAGCTTTCTATTAACTATCGGTGAATTCACCTACGGAATGACTTCGGGCTCCCTGCCGCTGTACCGGTTGTGGGCAAATAAAATTTGCGCGTAACTTCGGTCTAACGAACCCAAAAGTCCAGTAGCGGGCCGTGGAGTCGAACCACGATTGCTCAGCTTATGGGGCTGAGAAGGCAACCCTGCCTGTCCACCCGCAAGTAGCGATGGGCGGAATCGAACCGCCTTGACATACTTATGAGGTATGTTAGATTTGCCAAATCACATCGCTATATTGCCCGTCCGAAGACGGGCGTGTCTTAATTCCAATTATCGCCAGTCACCGGGAGGGGGAGGGCAATACAACTGGTCGGGCTCACCAGGAAAGGGATTGGGACAGCCAACCACGGTGTCCACAGGTACTCCTTTTTCCTTGAGGCCATTAACCGTGTCGTAGTAAAGAGCAACGATGCTCTTACGATTCAGGTCGCGGTCAAAATCCACGCGCATGGTTCGGTCTTGGATACTTTCGCCATAACCAGTGCCAGCACGCTGTGGTGTCGGCACTGCGGAGTTTAATGACATACACCGGACACCACCGTCAAACCTACAATCATCTGGTAGCACTATACCACCACTAGTGGGTTCTTCGCGTTCGCCACTTCTGGCATAACGCCTGAGTGGTGGGCTTGTGGTACGCTTACGTTTCTTTTCTGGGTAGATAACTACGCCAACGACGCCCGTGTTTGTGGTTCCCTTACCAGTGCGTGCGGCATAGGAACCGTGTTTACCAGTGACCTCGAATGCGGCCACCTCTTCATCGCCTCGACGCCAACCACGTACTTCCATGTGGCTGTTGCGGTCTACGATGTAACCAGAGTCATCATGGCTGGCTTCTTCACTCGTCATCACGGATAGGCCATCTACGGAGACGACCGCGCAAATCCGATAGTTGTTGTTGTTTTGAATGCGGATTGTAAATTCTCTCCCGCACTCAACTGGTAGATAGGTTCTACCCGCGTGGTTGATTTTACGCACAGTGCGACCATCAACACGCATGTCAATCGTGACGTTACTCATTTGGCATTTCCTTTCGTTTCATTGGGAAGTCTGCCAGGACCGAATTGTAAAAAAACATTGCGACAAAAATGAGACGCTGTCATATTACCATGTATGCGTTCTCGGCATTCGCAAGAGCCTCGCCAGAGAATCGAACTCTGCCTAGCTGTTTACAGGACAGCCGTAAGCGCCAGCATGAGAGGCACGGCGGCGGGACCATGGTCCCACTGCCTTCTATTATACACCACAAATCTAAATTGTCAACCCTATCGCGAAGCGGTGGCGTGATTTTTTGCTATTTCAACTTGTAGTTGTAGAATTCGTTCAAGTAAACTACGCTGTTCTTTACGTTGTTCTGAAAGCTCTGTTTTCACTTCATCTAGTTTAGACATAATAGAAAGTTCATGAGAACGCTGGGCAATTTGATGGCTGTCCAATCGTAAGCCAATCGCTTGTATTTGCGTGGCAACTTTACCCTTGGATGTCGATACACTTTGCGTTAAGGTCATATACTGAGCATTGGCGCTCGTGGCCTGTCCAGCGACATACACCACAAGTGCTAAAAATACACTCAAGACACCAAAAGATACACCAGCAACCCATCGCATAGAACGAGTACGACTATCACACACTTCCTTTGCTACAAAAGGTTCATCAGTCATAATATCTCTCCCAAAAAAGATAGGGGGTCCGAAGACCCCCGTCACATAGTTTCAATCTTTTTACCAATCACATTCTGTAATAGTTTGTGAAGAAGGAGGAGAGTTATTTCCAGGCCGTTGTCTACCCATTGTTGCGCTGTCTACAAATCGTGAACCTATAGCACCGTCGGCTATACAATCTGCAACAGTAACTTCCCAAGGATTTCCAACAGTGTAGCTTTGGTCAAGTGAGATTGTAGCATTGGATACGTCACCCAATTCATCAATTATGGCATCTCTAACTGCACTAACTCCACCAATAATACCAATGACTAACAAGGTCAGTAGTAAAATCCATTCAAAAGTTAAAACACCATTTCGGGTTTGATAAGACGTTTTCATAACATGACTCCTTGTGTGTTAAAATTAGCCAGTCTTCGCTGGTAGGGCTGTGGTGGTTGGAGTCTCACGACCGGTTGGCAAGGTAATTACATTACCGGGGAGAGCACGAGTGGGAATGGCGTAATCGCCATCAATGTCAAAATCATCATCGCTGGGGTTGCTACCACTCAATGTAGCGGCACCCGTAGCGTAATCCCAAGAGTCGATAAGAACCGTCTTGCGTGTCAGCAAGGTGTGGATACCACGAATCTGGTTTTGGTTACCTGCACCGCGTAGACCGCGATATGCAACGCCAGCTAGTACCGTAGTGATGTTGCCACCCTTAACGATATACTGACCAGCAGCCAATTTAGCAAATGTACCTGCTGTAACAGATTTGGTTGTGCCCACTTGAGCACTTTCGACGGGTTTGGGTTGAGCCCTGCGACCAGCACCAGTAATTGCTAGGTCGGGAGCGTTTGTAACGGTGGCACTGGAATCAATTGCACCGCCCATGAGAACTGTTGCACCATTATCGCGCACGACATTGGCGGAAATTACCTTGTCCCACAGGGAGCCATCAGCTTTATTATTAGCCATTGTGTATCACCTTTTAGTTGGCGACCAAGTTTATATCCAATTGTTGTACCCTAAAAATAAAAGTCCTAAATCCTACCACAATATACACCAAATCTAACCGGTTTGGGCGGCTTCTGACATTGTGCCAATTGACCTGTCTACAATATCTTTGATTCCTTGCTTAGAATATCCCTCAACACGTGCGATTTCGTCTAATGTACGGTTTTCTAGGAATCTGGCCTCAACAATACGTCTTGCTTTTCTAGGCAGTAATGATAAATAGTCGTCTAATATCATGCGTATAGATACTAATTCTTCATCACCAATTACATCACTACTTATAGAGATATTTTTACATTTATTGTCTTTAATAGCTCGCAAGCATTCCCAATGGACAAAGCGATACAAAGAAGAGGACACTTTTTGCCCAAAGGATGGGTCGTAAGATTGTAGACAACGCCACAGTGCCATGTCTCCTGCGGCGGCTAATATGTCTGGGGTTAATGTACTGGCATATTGCACCACCAGTTTGGTAATCATAGGTAAATACTTAACACGGGCTAGATTGAATTCTGTATTGGTAATTTGTGTTTTACTCATTGGTGGAGAAGCTCATTTCTTATAGATGGCGATTGTTGCAATGCCTTGGCTAGCATAGCAAAGCCCGAATGTCGATATTTTCCATGTGTCTTTTCCTTGGGTGGATAGTATAAATTAACAGCACCGGATAGGGCCATTAAATCAGTAAATGCGTCCAGGTTACTGTGTAGTTTACTTTGTGCATTTTGGGGTCCGTGTAGTCCATGTCCATTTAGGTCAGGTATGGAAGACACTGTAAATATCTGTGTGTTTTTGAATAACTGTCGTGCATATTGTAGACAACTAAAATTATCGGAGCACACAAGTAAGTTTTGACCATCTAATTCGGGTTTAAGTTGTTCGCAAAAGAGCTTATATTTTGTACGCATATCCGTATGTCGTATGTGTATAGCATGATACCGTGATGGTAAATGTTGTAAACGACGTTTAATTGCTTGAGATATGTGGTTGGTAAAGACCACACGATTCATACCATAGGCACCCAAAATGCCCCCCCACCCCACATGATGTATTAAAAGTGGTAGGTCGTGTTTCTTGTCCATGTTAAACCTATGCTGACAATCCCGGTGGAGAAAATAGCTGTGAAGCTTTCCTTGTGCAAAACTATGTGTTTTTAACTGTTCTAATTCTCGCCATAGATTTGGAGAACACCATAGCACCACATCATCTTGTGGGTTTTTACGTTGAAAAAATATATCAAAGTCACACCTAAAGAAACATGACGGGGTCTTATGATTGGTATCAAGAATGAGGGTACGGTCAAATGCCTGTGCATATCGCCAACAAAGTTCAATTTGATTGAACATGTCGTTAATACCATTGTTGGGTCGGCACAGTAGGTATGACATCTACTCATCTCTCAACTTGGCAATGGTTTCAAACCCCTCATCACCCAACACGGCGTCTGCAAACCCTTTGTCTACAGCATCTCGTGCTGTCATGTAAAATTCCTGACGCTTGTCAATGGTGGTCCGAAGCCATGTGAGAATTTGTTTATCATCCCAGCCCTCTCGCTTGAAAAACTGACCTTCCCGAATACGTTCTAAGTACATATTCATCATTAAGTCATTGGATTTTTTGTACCAATCGGCATTGGCCATGACATTAGTATAGTTACCCGAATCAGCATAATAACCATAATGAACAAGATAATCTATACATGGCATCAACACACGCCACGTGGCGGCTTGTGGAATTATCGAAGACATACTACGCGCATGGGCATGTGAAAGTACCACTATATTCGATGAGTCTTCATCATCACAACTGGCTTTAATCATATCATAAATAGCGATACCATAACTCCAATCGCCTCCACAAGTAGCCATGTGAATTAGAATGGTATCGTTACTCATGCTGTTGAGTATTTGTAGATTACGTATGAATTGATTACACACTACATGGTCAATCATGGCCTCATCAACAGATTGTTCGAGATTGGGGGCAATGAAAAGCTCTCGGGTATCAATGATAATCCCAAAGTGATGTGCATCATAAATCATCTCACTACGTTGTGATATATTGCGTCGTTTAGGATTAGACATATTGTGCTATTCACTTTCTGATGTGAGAAAACGACCACCCACTGATACATGTGCTTGCTTTAATGTGTTGAATTTCTGCCGATATTGTTCATCCATCGTATCGGTTCCTAACACCTCGATGTTGCCATTGGGTACTATCCACATAGCCCAGTATTCAAATTTCTTTTCAACCTTATCCCGAGTTGCCATGGCGCGGTGGACCACCTGTGTTTCTAAACCTACAAACAATTGATTTTGAATTTCATGGTCCATATCATAGATGGCTTGTTCAATAGCGTGCATTACATCACGTGGTTGAAATAAGCCAGAGCGTGGGAAGCCAATACGGGCACGATATCGTGTACAAATCTCCATGGTTTCTACACCGTTGGTTTGTTCAATGGCATTAGCAATCCCTTCCGTTAGGTTGAAATTGGTATGCATAATCCAAAAATCAAAAGCGTTGAAGGCCATGGCATCACCAACAACACTGACCATACCAAACGGCGTGTGTATAACGGGCTGGCGTTCGGCAGTATGAAGAGGAATCTTATCGTCATTTTCATCCAAATCATAACCCGGCCATTCGGTTTCATCATAGTTGGATAACAATGGGTCTTTCCATTTTTCCCACACTATTTTCTTTTTCATATGACACCGTTTTGTTGAATCATTTTTTCATAATACTCAGGCGTTTTAGCTGATTCCAAGTCCAGCGCTATGTCATCGGTAACTTGACCATCCATAAATTGCAACTTGGTTAGAAAACTTCTGGTTTCACGTCGGGTCATACCATTGTCACTGGCACCATAGTTGATATTGGACTCACCGTCAATGAGTTTAAGCAAGAGAGCCTGTTCTTGTCTACTGAAATGTACTCCATTAAGCACATAGTCGGAGAACGCTTCCCAGGTTAGTGGTAGCCATTCTTTAACTATGCCAGCTATGACCTTGGCATATTGTCGTATTTCCCACTGTGCATGGATATCCAGGCGAAGTTTCAAGAAGTGCAGTAGATTTTTTAGGTCTATCTTCCAATACCAATAGGTGTAGGTACTGAGAGGGAGGTCTATGCGGGCCAATTCTCGCGCCAGGTCGGATTCTATGTTGTTAGCATACAAGGTTTTTATAGCTGTTCGTGCATCGTGTTGGTTGTCTAACATTCTCGCATGTGCATCCTCACTAATCAAATCATCAGTGCTTCCTTGCTTATTTGTTTGACTCTGTGTTTTAAGACGGTCGCGTTCTGGTGAGTAGAATATCATAGGCATAACACTGTAGCGACCACTATATTCGTTAAGTGACGCCGTGCGATGTCGTACCCATTGTCGAGCAACAAAAATAGGTAATCCAACATGGATGACCAACTCACACATTTCTAGGGGCGACGTGTGCATATCACGTATCAATGTGCGTATTAGTCCACGGTCATCTGATACTGTTTTGGTACCCACGCCATAGCTACATCGTGCCGCGCGAGCAATGGCGTGGTCATTACCCATACTATCTACCACTGCACAAAACCCATGGTCTAAAACTGGAAAGTATTTTTCTGTTAGGGTATTTATGTGTGTCATTTACTTATCCTTGTGGGGGTGGTTGCGGTCTAAAAACACTTCGGGGAACGACACAAGTTGCTTCTGACAAAATAGCCTGGCGTGCCTGGCCCCATTCTCGTAAGATTTCCATAGACACATCTATTTGTTGTGCGTCCGTTCCGTATTTTTTCACGGATTCAATCATGGGGGGTTTCCAATGACCCGCCGAGATATGATGTAGCATAGTTGCAATAGTACGTACGGTTTGAAACGGTACAGCATCTTGTGGCCAGCGTACTGTTACTTTGACGTTGTCTTTGGCATCAGCAGCAAATATCACCTGAAATGGATAGTTTTGTATGGCATCATCTTCTTTAGCCGCTGACGCCTGCTCGGTATGCTTCGTAATGACCTCTTGCAATTCTTCTTCGAGCGATTTCGAGTTCTTCATGTGTCATAAACCTTAATGTGGGATGGACGGGAGTGCCAGGGTGAATTTGCGTTTTGTAACACACATGAATGGTGCGCCGGAGCATTTCTTGCTCATCCAGTGGCGGTCTGATGGGGTCGAAAAACCCATAGGGAACAATGTCTAGTGTTCGTGGGTCTACGGCTATATATTTACGAAACAATTTGATAGCTATATGAGCCGCATGTTGCTCGTGTGACAGCGTCCATGCCGGCAGTGTTAGGTTATGATTCTCATCTTCTAAAAAACCACATGTGGTAATGGGCTTGCCATTTACCGTGGTACTCCAAACGTATATGCTAGCCATGACTTTAATATGAAATTTATCCATCCCGCGTCTCCCATTGTTGGATTAGAAAGTCGTATAGTTCATTAGGTGCCATGGAATCTATACGTACGAATGCACTGGGCAAGATAGCTTGACTGGAGTAGAGCCACAACGTGGCATTCTGGTCCCCTCCTATATCTATTATACGACCTGGCGTGTGTTTGTCAAGATAGTCTTTTAATTTTGTTACCGGCACGACCCAGACTACCTGGTTTACCAATACGTGTGCCCATAAAAATGCCTTGGTAACCGTAATTCCAGATGGTTTACCAAGGCGAGGATTATAGACTTCGATAGCTATGTTACCACTGCGGTGTT